CGCAATTTACTACTACGCCGTTAGTGACGTTTGGTTCAACGATTGCTACGGTTCGCTCGCTCATACTTGGTACTCAATCCATACGTAGCCGCTGCCGCCTGCCGCACCGCTAGTGCCTGCCGTGCCGGCAGCGCCAACCGTGACCGTAATACTTGCGGCAGGTGTGACTGCGCCACCTGCGACAATGTATGCACCGTCACCGCCTTTGACGGTTCCGTTGTCCTCATTAGTTGTAATTGCTCGCCCGTTGTAGCCAAATGCGCCTTGACCGCTGTTGGCTGCGCCTGCCGTTTTTGTTGTGGTGTCGGCGCGCGAAAATTGTCCAAAGTTGCCGCCTGTTGCGCTAATCGTGCCGCCTGAAAAAGCCACCGACGACGTGCCGCCTGCGCCTGCGCTTGTGCCGCCAAAGCCTACGCCGCCGCCACCGCCACGAATGTGCGCAATCGCATACGTCACGCCCGCTGGTACTGTCCACGTACCTGACGCGGTAAAGGCTGCTACTTCGGTCATACTTCCAAGGTTAGCCCACGCAGCACCATCGTAGTACTGCACCTTGTTTGTAGATTCCAAATAACACAACTGGCCCTCAGCCAACGTCTTTTCACCAGCACCACCAAAAGCTGCGTCACGCGCTGTGGTGTCAGCAAACACAGGCACACCTGTGCGCGCGGATTGATTAAGTTGATCTGCGGTTAATACCTGCGACGCAACAAACGTCGGAACTGTGGTCTGTGCATTCGCGCCCATGTCTTTAGCCTAGAACATTCTGAGCGTCTATTACACCATAGATTGCGTCGTCAAGAATCAGCTCATACACAATGGTGGTTGGTGACGTGTAGTACGTAATGGTGTGGCCTCGACTGAAATTGATGACGCCTGTAATGCCTTCAATGCTGTATTCGGCTGCTACTGCGCTATTTAGCCCTGGTATTTCTTTTTCTATGCTGATGGTGTCGCCTATGTCGGCGCCAGCTGCAGCGGTGCGTTGTGCGTCGCTTAGGTTGGCAAAAAAGGCTGTGACGCTAGTAAATCGGGGTTCTGGGTCAGGTTCAAGCAGGTAGGTGGCTAGGTCTTGTATTTCGCTTGTGACGTGCAACAAGCTGTTGGTGATGCTGAGGTTTTGTGTGAAGTATTCGGCAATGCTGGCTGCGTCGCTGTCGGTTTCTGAGTGGTTGTTTAGCCCGGTCACGACGGATCGGTTGATTACGTTGTCGGCGTCAAACTCAACTTGTATGTCAACGTATTTGGCTAGTACGCCGTCGTCACCAAATGAGATTGTTGGGCTTGACAGCGTGTTGCCTATGCGATTTTGCGTTGTCAGTACGCCGTCGGCTGCCATAAATAGGCGCCCTTGTTCGGCTTGGTTGATTTGGGTGAGGTATTGCAGGGTGTTTGTACCGGCTGGCACGGTGTAATGACTGTCGTGGCCCAGGTTGACTGTGCCGGTAGCCAGGCTGGTTGTGCCTGTGTAGTCAACTTCTGGCAATGCCAACACGGTTGCAATGCGTTGCCCTGGTAATTGTGCCGTCACGTTGAGTTCATCAAGGTTGGTTTGTGCCAACAAGTAGAAGTCATCGGCGCATTGCACGTTGACTGTGTTAGGGCCTGCCATTGCAAACTCATACGCATACGACGTGACCACCCCTACGAACAAGTACACGCTGTTGCGCGACAACCGAATACGACGCATCGGTGCCAGCCCAGGCTGATTGTTGGCTGGGTCGTAATAAGGGCTGCTTGTGTCGTATGGGCCAAGAATGCCTGTTTCGTCACGCATGGTAAATGACATGGTGCCGGCACCAAACTGGTAATCGGTTTTTTTGCGCCCACGGTTGTATTGCACGTCGGTAGTGAAGTCGGTGATGTCAGCAAATTGTGTTGTGCCGTCTAAGACAAATTGCGTGTTGTTCAGTACGCCTTTGGTTGCGTCGTTGAGCGTGAATGCGTCTTGCAAGAAACCTGTGTCTAGTTCAAGCAGGTAGTTGCCTGCCTGTACTACTGCGGCAGACACGTCAGATTGCAATCTGTAGATCGAGCGGCCCTGACCTGCGGTTGTAATCAGTTAGGGCGTCAACAATCTTGTCGCCTAGTGATGCCTCAGCGACAGCTGCGTTGATGGTGATGTTGATGGGTTGGGCGCTGAACATGCCGCCGTCGCTTTGTGTTAGGCCGCCAAAGAAGTCTGCACCAATAAAGCCTGGGGTGATGTTGCCTGAGTCAATAAAACCTTGCGGGCCAAAGCTTTGTAGTGCAACGGCAGCGGCGCTTGACGCGCCGCCGCCGCCGCCGCGGGTCGCTGAAGGAGTGGCAGCGAGTACCGCTGGGCCGCCTGATGGTATTGCGCCAAGTAGTGATCGCTCGAGCAGGTCTGGGCCTGCGGTGACGCCTGTGGTGCTTGTGCCGCCGCTTGTGCTGCCGCCGCCAATGCGTGGCAGATTGACGCTAGGTAGTGACGGGATGTCTGCAAATGGGTTGATTGCGTTTAGGCCGCTGATGATGAGGTTGATTGCTTGATTGACTGAGTTAGCCATTGCCTCAACTACGCCAATAACCGAATTGCCCATTGCAATAAAAGCGCCTTTTACGCTGCCAGTTTTTTGCACTAGCAACGCAAAACTTGCCACTAGCAATGCGATTGAGCCAACTACTAAGCCGATTGGGTTAGCCATCATCGCAAAGTTCAGTGCCAACTGTGTAATCGTTATTACTTTCATAATTGTGTTTAAGCCAGTAATAACAAACGCTAAACCGCCAACACCAATAATTAGTGCAGTAATGGCGTCTGTGTTGTCTTGTGCAAACTTGGCAAACGATTGCAATTTGGGCAACAGTTTTTCAAGAATTGGCAGAAACGCTGCGCCAATTGATTCTTTGGTTTCTGCGATTGTTAGCGACAGTCGTTTCATTTGACCTTCGGCGCTGTTCGCTGCAACTGCGGCTGCGCCACCAACGGTAAATGACAGTTCCTTCATTACCTGATCGAGTGATTCGCCTGCCTTGATGTTGTCGCGCACACTTGGCACCAGGTTGCCTAGGGCTTTCATGTTGCCGACAGCGGCCTTGCTCAAAGCATCGGTGACAGTACTTAAATCTGTGGAAGTGGCCGCACTTATGTCGAGTGCCGTGTTCAGTAGGTCTTGGCTGTAGGTCAGGTCGCCTGTGGATTGCACCAGGCTGGCTAGGGCTGGCCTCAAAACGTCGTCAGACACTGCTGCCGACATCATCGTTTTCTCAATGTAAGACTCAGCAACTTTTACGTTGGCCTCACCTGCAATAGTGTTTTTTGTGATTGCTAGGGCTAATAGCTCTTGCGCTTTGGCATCTTCAATTGCGGCTTTGGTTGCGCTACCAATTGCCAGGGCGACACCCGCCAACGCTGCCGCTGCCGGCACAGCTGCCTTCTTGAGTGCAAACTGTGCTTTTTCGCCTGATGTTTCTAGTTGCTTGAACTCTTTGATTGCTTTGTTTAGGCCTTTGCCGTCAAACTCGCTGATGATTGGGATTACTACGGCCATCAGATTGCCTTGCTAACTGTTCGCATCACGTCGTCAATAATTAGCGACACCTGGTATTCAACCTCAGTTTGATTGGCCCGGTATGCCGGCCACAACGCACGACTGGCTTTGCCGTGTCGAGCCTCAAGGCCGCGCACCATGTTGGCACCTGCAGCGGTCTGTGATTTGCTGGCAAGGTCGTAGATGGTGTTAATCGTGCCGCCCCACGCAATAGTAAAAACTGCAAGGTTGGTCATGCGACCGTTGTATTCGCGTGGCTTTTTGCCGCTTACTTTTGCCTTAATGTTTTTGGTTGCAAGGTTTGCTTGCCACGGTAGGGCTTTGTAGCCGCTGCGTGTAGTCCACGATCGGCCCCAGCCGCTAATTGGTGGCGCTTGTGGGGTTGCACGTTTGGCTGCGTCAACTACGGGTTTGCATACAGCCTGAAAATCTCTTGTTAATTGTCGCCTAGCTACTTTGTCAACGTTGTTAAGTTCGCGTAGCGCCTGTTTGAGTCCAGCAATAGTTTCACCCTGTTTGCCAATAGTGGTGTCAACTGTGCTCATCGTTTGCCTGCTCTGCGTCGTTTCTCATCCAAGAGTAGTACCGTCGCCAGGTCTTGTGAGTCAAACTCGATGTTTGCCGGCCAGTAGCCAGTGGCAAGTAGCAGTGACGCTAGTTGTCGTCTGATTGTGCCGGTTCCGTAGGGTTTGCGGGTTCTACCTGCTCAGACTCAATTAGTTGCACAGATTCCAGCCATGTTTCGTAATCGCGGTTGTCGCGTTTTTCTACGTGTAGGCGATGCCAGCAAAGGTATGACATGTCGTCTATGCCCATGCCTGTTGACAAGTCCTGCACACGTTTGCGTGATCGGCGTTCCCATGCAGCAAAATCAGCGAGCGTGATCTCTACAGTGTCAACCTGCGTTTTGCCTGCAAGTGTCAGGTAGGTAATCTTAAATGTCAGTTTCATGCTGCCCCTAAAAGTGAGTTGTGATTACGGTGTGACATCCTTGACCAGCGTGCCACCAGTGAAGGTCACTTCAACCTGTTGCAGTTCGCCCAAGGCAGCGTTAACAACGTCAAATGACTCAAGGTAGCCGTTCGTGAGTTGAAATTCTGGGTTGGTTGAGCCGATTGTGGCGTCAACAGCTTTGACTGAGACGTAGGTTGCTGCTGCACCGACAAGGGTGTTTAGCAGGGCGTAGGTTTCTGACGATGCATACGACATCAGCATGGTCAGGGTGATGGTGCAATTGGTTAGGCCGCCGACGTAGGTGCGGTTTGTCTGGCCGAAGGCTGTTGACTCAAGCGCGTCTTGCGTGGTGGTGACCACGGCGCTAACTACCTGATCGGTGATGGTTGTGCCGGGCGTGGTGGTGCCGATGCTGACAACTGGGTTGCTTAAGACTGTCGTTGAGGCCATAGGGGGTTAGTCCTTCCGTTTCTTGAGTTTAGTTCTAGCAGGTTTTGGTTCGTCTGTGGTGACAGTTTCTGTTGCGGCTAACTCGATTTGCCCTGAGTTAATGAGGTACTCAATCACGTTGCTGTCGGTAAAGGTCACAATGTCGCCTTTGTTGTGTCCGTTCAGCCGGTGTGTGATGATGCGGTATTTCATGGTGCCACCTTTGTTGACAAGGTTAGTTCGTAAGCAGCAAAATCTTGTGAACCGATTTGTACGACAGTGGGTCGGCCTGACATTAGC